GTTCGAGACCTTGCCTATAACATTTACTACAACGTGTTCACCGGTACCGACATCTCTGTTCTTTCCTCTCATCTATTCTTCGGCTACGAGGTCGTTGAATGGGGTTGGGCAGAGCATCCGTTCTATATGGTCTGGGCCGTTCGCAATGATGGTGCCCTGCTTACCCTGACCTTCCTCAAGGAACAAGAGTTCATCGGTTGGTCGCATCACGTTACCTCTGGCGATTTCAAGTCAGTCGCTGTCGTCACCGAGGATGATGCAACCATTGGTGCTACCGATTCTATCTATACTGTGGTTGAGCGTGTTATCAACGGTAACACTGTTCAATACATCGAACGTTTCGCCCCAAGGATTTTTCCCGGAGGCCTTGAAGATGCTTGGTGTGTGGACTGTGGAGTTAAATACTCCGGGACCGCCAAGACCTCATTCACCGGCGGCGAATATCTCGCAGGCGAAACATGTACCGGCCTCGCTGATGGAGTTCTAATCCCGGACTTCGTCATGCCAACAAATGGGAACTTCACCCTTGCGACACCGGCCAGTAAAGTCCTTGTGGGTAAAGCCTACACTTGCAGCCTTCAAACCCTCGCGCTCGATATAGGTGAACCAACCATCCAAGGTAAAGCCAAAAAGATTAACTACGTGGATGTCAGGGTGGCTGATACCCTTGGCATTGATATCGGGCATGATTTTGATCATCTTACTCCTATGAAGGATTTGGTCCTTGGGAATGTTTCGTCGATGTTGATCGGGCAGCAATCACAAATCATCACAGGCCTGACCACAGGTGATGCCCGCACGTATCTGACCGGAGCCTATACCATCCCCGGTCAATACTGCATCCAGCAATCCAAGCCCTATCCCGCCACTATCCTCGGTGTATTCCCATCCTATACAATAGTGGATGATCGATGAATGTAGAGGTATATAATATCACCATTCCCCAAATGAAACAGTTGATTTCTTCTGCGAATGGTGTCACTGTAAGTGATGATGAAATGAGATCGATGGAATCCGCGGCTCAGTTTTCAATTCCGTTATTGGCTGGGATGTATGGGGATGAATTGCTTTCGGTCTTCGGCTTCATCCCACAGACTCTCCTTACCGACAATGCCCATCTCTGGGTTTATTCCACACCCGCAGTAGAGAATCACAAGACAGTGTTCGCAAGAACTTCCAAATCGGTAATTAATAACATGCTCGAACAGTATTCCGAAATTGTTGGGTATTGCTTCACTGCGAAAGCACAAATCTGGTTGCGTTGGCTGGGGGCTGAGTTCGAACAACCCCGCCGAGGTGCGCATCCCTTTAGAATCCGGAGGGCTTGATGGCACCTGCAATGATTGGAATGGTTGGTCTTGGCTCCACTATAATGGGTGGAGCTTTAGGCGTTGGTGGTAGCTTGTTCAAAGGTGCATCTGAAATGCAGATGTACAACTACCAGGCCGGGGTGGCTCAGATTAATGCCGGGATCGCTCGGAAGAATTCGGAGTATGCCTACACTACTGGCGACAAGCAAGCTGAGAAATATGGCATTAAAGCAGGGCAACAGGCAGGTGCGATCAAGGCCGCACAGGCTGCGTCAGGGCTCGATATAACATCTGGCTCCAACAAACAGGTTCAGGAATCTCAGGACAAGGTCGCTCAGACTGATATGGCACAGATTCGCGCGAACGCAGCGAAGACGGCTTACGATTATCAAACTCAAGCTTCGACGTATGACGCACAATCCAAGCTCTATAAGCAAGCTGGGAAGAACTCTATGACTGCTGGTGTTATTGGGGCCGCGTCTTCCATCGTCAGCACCTCTGGGTCCGTTGCGAATAAATGGCTTCAAGGTCAGCAAGTCGGTCTCGACACTGATATCAAAAGCTCGTTGGGGGCTGCATAATGCCGCAAGTTCCATTTAACCCAGTACCCACTGTCGACGCCGAAACTCGGCCACAATCCTATATGCGAATTGACGCACCGCTCGCTGCGTTCGGTGGGACTGTTGCGGATTCGATCAAGGGACTTGGACAATCGTTTGATAAGGTCGGCAGCGAACTCTACGACCGTGCTGTTGCGATGCAGACGATCAATGAGCAAGCCAAGGCCACAGCGACCACTGCCGACTTCATGGTCAAGCTCGGTGAAAAATTCGCTGAGTATAAGACTCTTCAAGGAGATGCAGCGGTTGCGGGCTATAAGCCCTTCATCGCAAGCTTGACCAAACTCCGTGAGGAAGGCCGAGACAGCCTCACCAGCCCATTTGCTCAGAGAGCTTTCGACAACGAGACCCGGAATCAACAAGCCCGCACGGTGATGACCGCTGCGGAACATTCGGCTGGGCAGAATAAGAAGTTCATCCAAGATGCTTCTAATGCGCGCATTGCAGCAAATACTGTAACAGTTCAGTCGCAGCCAGAGAGCAATGAATCCTATGAAGCTGCACTCCGAAACAACGAAGAAGAAATCGATGCCAATTCCCTTGGTAAACCCAAGGAAGTTACAGCCCTTGCTAAACAACTAGCCAATTCTGAGATTGCTCGTAAACGTGCAGAAGCTCTTGCTGAGTCTGGGCCCGATGGCCCAATTGCGGCTCGACGATTCATTGATGAAGAAGTTAAGCGCGGTCGTCTTGTTGGGGATGATATTGTTAAAGCCCAAAACTTCGTTCGCAATAAACTCAATACCCGCACTGCCAAGACCGAAGCCGAGGAAACAATCTCTGGTCGGAACATGGCGATTGGAGGGCGGATAGTTTCACCATCACAGGCGGCGGAAGCTGTCGGTGGGACCGAGAACAATGCTCGGAGCTTTCAGGCGGTTGAACCCGGCAGGGATTCGAATGACTCTCTCCTAGGCAAATATCGAATCTCGGAAAAGAATCTTGGTGCTGTGCTTCGGCAGGCTGGTATGCCAGTTATGTCCAAGGATGAGTTCCTTGCGAATCCCGACGCACAGGAACAGTTGTTTAAGGTCACCTTCGATCGACTTCAGAAGGAGACCGGATCGTTTAATTCTGCGTATACAAAATTTCGTGAACTCAACCCTGCTAAGGCCAATTCAACCTCAGCTGATTTGATCGCAGCGAATAAAACCCTCGCAGCGAAAGCTACCCGTACCGAACTCGATGAAACTGTCCGCGGACGGATCAAGACAATCGACGATGATCCGGAACTCCAAGAGCGTGCGGCTTATCAGGTCTCATTGCAGAAGACTCGGCAAGAGCAACGTGAGCGGGATTCGACCCAACAGGCATACCAACTCATCACCGACCGCCTCAATGAACGTGGCGAGGGTGGGAAGCTTGTTTCGTCCGAAGACGAACTTCTCGACACCCCCGAACGTCGGGCAGCTTGGGATGCGCTGAAACCTACCCAGCAGAAAGCCTTTCAGAAGACCCTCGAATCCAATGCCCGAGGCGGGTACACAACCACACCCGAGAACCAAGCTAAGTTCTTCGGCCTTCGTGGCGCGTTCATGGACCCGAACATCTCCATGGAAGATCGGGATGCGTTGCTGTCGATGAACATTGGCGCGTTGGAAATGCCTGCTTCACAGCGGCAGGTTCTCCAAACTCTCCAAGCAGGGCTTCTCAAGAACGCGATCAAGGCTCCGAACGTGGCTGCGGCAATGCCACAGCTTAAGCCTCAGTTGGACGCTCGTGGAATTGACTCTAGGAATAAAGAGGATTTAAATGATTTTCGTGGGAAACTTGCGGGCATCATCCAAGACCGAATGGAACCTATTCAATGATGGACGATACCTCGACGCCTGTGAATCTGGAGACCCTCACACAGCAGTTGCTCGCATTTGCTGGCCTAATCTCCCTTGGACCGGTGACCTCAAACGAGATAAAGATATCGCAGAGCAACCATACTATCGCCATTACACTTACCGTTTCATGTGCAAGAAACTTGGACATGGAAGCAACTACGGTGGCCAGCCCCAAACCCTCTCCGAACAAGCCAAGCTCGATATCTCCATTGTACGAGATTTCCAACCTAAGTACTTCAATGCCTTTCCCGCACACCAAAAGTGGCAAGCCCATGTTGACGATCAACTTCGCAAACATGGATTCCTTGTTAGCCTTCTTGGACGAAAACGTTGGTTCTTCGGGCGCAGGAACGATCCTGCTACCCTCCGGGAGGCTATTGCATATGACCCTCAGTCCAGTCTCGCTGAGTTAGTCAACCAAGCCATGCTCAACATCTGGCGCCAAGACATAGCCGCGATTGTAATGCACGACCACGACGCCCTGACCTTCATGTACCCCGAACATCTCGAAGACAAAATCATCCCACAGATCATGGCGAACCTCGTCATTCCTGTGGAACTCAACAGGGGCCGTACTCTACGAATCCCATACGATTGCAAAGTAGGCTGGAATAAGGGCGACTACGATTATGGCAACCCCGATAAAAATCCGAACGGGCTCAAAGATTACACCGGGCACGACAGCCGGAAGCGGCAAGCGCAAGTTGGAATCTTGGATCGAGTCATTCGTCGCGGAAACTAAAAATCTCCACGCCCCGGAAATCTTCCGTAAGTGGGCGGCGATTACTACTATATCTGCGGTGCTTGAGCAGAAGGTCTGGGTAACCACCTCCCGACCACTGTTCCCAAACCTATTCGCGTTCCTCGTCGGGCATCCGGGTGTGGGCAAATCCCGCACCATGTCCGAGGCCCGACACATCGTACAGAAAATCCCCGACTTCCACCTCGCACCAATTTCCATGACATTCGCATCGTTGGTTGATACCCTCCTCCTCTCCAAACGCAACATCATCCGGCCCAACGAAGACCAACTCGAATACAATTCCATGTACATCTGCGCGGACGAACTCGGTGCCTTTATCCACAAATACGATAACGAAATGATTGACGGCTTATCCGCCTTTTATGACCCTGCTCCGTACCAACAAGTCCGCCGCACATCCGAACTCAAGATCAAGATCGCAAGCCCCCAACTCAACATCCTCTGCGGCACCACCCCGCAAAACCTCACCGACCTGATGCCAGAGAAGGCATGGGGTCAAGGATTTACCTCCCGCCTAATCATGGTATTCTCAGACGAAAGGATTATTGGAGATGACTTCGCACCAGAAGACAAGCGCGATACCACAGACCTTGAACATGACATTGCTATCATCAACGGCCTTATTGGGCAGTTTGAGGTTACTGCGGAATATCGAGATGCGGTTAATAACTGGCGTCAACTGGGCGAACCCCCCGTTCCAGGACACCCTAAACTCGTTCATTACGTCACTCGTCGTCGTACACACCTCTATAAACTTTCAATGGTATCAGCAATTGATCGTTCCAATGCTCTCATCCTCACTCGTGCTGATTTCAACCGGGCAATGGGATGGCTCCTCGAAGCCGAGGGCACTATGGGTGAAATCTTCAAGGCTGGTGCAACAAATGCTGATGCTCAGGCCATGGAGGAAATCATTCACTTTATCCGGATCAACGATAAGGGAATGGGAGTTAGCGAGCAGAAAATCACTCGATTCGCAGCAGAGCGGATACCAATCCACAGTGTACTACGCACCATAGAGATTCTGGAAAAGTCTGGGCAGATTGATCTTCGGGGCGTGGATAAGGCCACCAAGTTCCGGTGGTACTCTGCCCCGAAGACTTAATGTGGTGGCTTCGGTGTGATGGTGAAGTTCGAATAAATCCAGACACCGAAACCAATTGCCGAAGCCCACAACCCAGCCAATACACCCCAGATAGTATTCAACCGATCCCTAGATTTCTCCAACGATTCGATTCGTCCGTCGTGCTTTGAGAACCTATCTTTTCCTTCGAGCATACCAGCGTGCATGACCTTCTGGCATTCTTCCATCCGGGTCATCGCAACGACAGCTTGATGATACTGCTCCGAGAGATTGTCTTGTTTTGCATCAATCGCATCGAGTTTCCTTGCAAGTTGGGCAAACAGTCCAGAGCCCTCGGAGATATCTTCTTCCATCATTCCACCTATTTCTTGAATTGTGCTTTGATTGCGAGTGCTGTGCTATATGCATCAAGAGCTGTGTTGTAGGCTTGTTGGATGTTGGCCGGGGGGTTGGCACAAGTACGGTCGAGGAGAGCCACGGCCTGAGCCTCAGCATCAAGATATCGCTGTGGAATCTTTCCACTAAGGGCCACCGCATCAAACACCGCATCGGCAAGTTTGTAGTTGTTACAAATCTGCACTAGCCCAGCTTGTGCCTTGTCCGCGGCTGTCGCCACCCCTGTCTCCACCCGTTGACGAATCGCAGGATCGAGGACCATCTGGGAATTACACCCAGCGAGCATCAGCCCAAGGCCTAAGATCGATAACTTTTTCATATCAAAACCCCATGTTTGTTTGGGCCGGAACCACCTTCGCCGACGGCGCATCATTTGCCATTTTCTCTGAATCGACAACTACCTGAACCACGGATGGGTTGGCAACCACGGCATTGATCAGCGCTTGCTTCACTGCGACGTTTGCTTCGCCACCCGGCCGGTTGTTGAGTATTTGCCCAACAGATTCGATTTTCGCTTCCGGGCTCGTCCGTTTGAAACTAACCCAAGCGTTGAACGTGGTGATGATCGTTGCGAGTCCGCCGAAGATAACCAACGAACCCGCTCCGATCTGGGTCATCGCAGAGGTAATCTTCTCGGCATCTTCCGGGGAGAGTTGCTTGAACATCACCAACAAGGTAATGATTGGGGTGAGTACTTGGGTAATGCTTCGGCCAACCGCGGCCAGCTGATCTGATGTAGGCATTTTCATATTCGTCCCTTTCTACTTCATCAGCAACGCGGTTTTGCGAAGTGCCGAAGTCCTTCTCATCCAGCCTTTGCCAAAGACATCGAATGTCTTAAGGCTCCGGAGGAATGCGTTACGTTGCGAGATGAGTGTTACGATCAGCTTCATCGGATCAGCAAGTCGAACCGCTTCCATGGTAGCCATGCCGAGGTTTCCATCAACCTTCACCCCGAGCGCGGCCTGCAATCTACGAATTGCCCTACCCGGTCCGGAGTTCACAGCCTCGTCAAATACAACCGCATCGACTCCGATCGGAAGCTCATCACCACGTACAACATCCCAATACTGACGGCGATAGATTTCAGCCACTTCGATGTTGGAAATCAATTTAACCGATTGAATCGGTGCGCCTTTGGCTCTACGATACGCATCATACACTCGCTGTGTGACGCCCTTATTCGTGGCCCCTCCGGGATCGCGAGGGTGGTTCACATACCCACCTTCCCAAGTGAGTTCGAAATTGAAACAATTGATATAGTTCGCTTTCATCACACCCTCACTTTTTCAACCTTGCCTCACCAGTCTCAAGTCCTCGGATATACTCTATAATATTCCTCGGGCGCTGAGTTCCACGAACATGGGTATCATACAAGAATTGCCCGGTGCGGCCAGCCTGCCCTAAGGGCATACCCGTAGCCAGACCCGTCACATTCGCCATGTGGGTAATCGGCTTCTTCACCTGCTTTCCTTGGTAGGCGTTCTTTGCATCGGACATCGCACCCTGCATCGCTGTCATCAAGCTCGCAAACGGCACCCGAGGGTTGTAGCCTTCAACAAAGAAACTCGCAGCGGAGTTACCCACCGGGATCATTTGGAACGGGGTCATGACGATGGACTTCGCTATGATCTTAAACCAAGAATCATCTTCTTTGGCTTGATTAAACAATGCCGCCCCCAGAGCAATGTTCACCCCATAGGTTCCGGCAAATGCTTCCATTGCCCGCTTGTATTCCCCTCTCCGCAAGTTCCCCGGAATCTGTCGCTGCCAGTTGTACTGCATATTAAAGTACCCCTGAAACACCGTAAGCATTTTCATTGCCTCGGAGTTCGGGTTCATCATTGCCGAGGCATCCGCAATCGAGGCAGTACCATGTTGCTCGCGAACGTAGGAATC